TCTCAATCGATGTATTAGCTCTTAGTTTAGCCAATTCTTCGTTTTGATCAAGCTTTTCTTCTTGTAAGTCTTGATTCATCATCGCTCTAGACTTGTCTAGATTCAATCTTTGCTCTGCTTGCATACGTTTTTGCTCATTATCCATAGCTCTAAGGTCTAATTCTCTAGCTTTTAGTCTAGCAACAGGGTCATTTCCAAAATCACCCATAATTTTATTCTCTTCGTCCTTAAATTCTTGTGTCATCTCAGAGATTAATTTAGCTTTTCTTGATTCAATTGATAAATTTAACGTTAAAATCTGTTGTTGAATCTCAGGAGACTGAGCCACTGCAGGATTTACTTGTACCATTTGTTGTAACTGCATTAATTGTTGTATCTCCTCTCTAAATTCCATCTCTAATTGCTCTTGTGCCATTAAAGAAATGTGTTCAAAAATATTTTTTTGTAATGCACCCATAATCATAGGATTATTTTTTACCATATTGGTTGCCATAAAATTTAAATGTGAAGTAATGTGTGCTCTATGATCTTGACCTTTAAATGCTTGAAAAGGTTTACCACTCATAGCCATAATATTTTCTGCAGCAGGGTCCATTGGCATAGGTTGTTGTGGTGGTGGTAAAATTCTGTTTACATCTTTAACACCAATCGCAGTGTACATATCTCTATATGCTTCGTATAAATTATGCATTTGTGGATTTGACATTGCAAGTTGTAATTCAGTTTGAGCCAAAGTAATTCTTTGTGATTGTGAAAATATGTTTGGATCTGCAACAGGAAGAATATCTATCTTATCATCAAAGTCTGTAACTTTAATATTTCTTTGTCCACCTACAACATCGTAAGGATACTCTGCCGGTAAGTAAGTTTTAAATACATCTGATAATAAAACAAACTCTTGTTTCAACGCCACATACAATCTTTTATGTATGGCTGACATGACTCTCGAACCACGTTCTAAAAGAGCTATAGTCGTACCAACAGCTGCCTGTTGGTTGCCGTCACCGACCTGCATGTCAGCTATGGCGGCAAATCGTTGACCTGCTTGAACCACAATACCCATTAATTGTAATAATGTTCCTGATGGTTCTTTGAAAGGTAAAGGCATAAATGCATCTCTAATGTTTCCTCCGGGTGCATCTACATCTCTAAACTCTCCAGGTTGTATTGACTGTGCCTCATCTCTAACACGAATACCACGTTGTTTAAATCCAGCTGGCATATTTGAAAACGTACCAGCATCTAACAACTGTCTAAGTGCATTCGTTGCAGTTCTTGATAATCCACCTATCATGTGGATTAGGCCGAAACCATAAAAACCTAAACCAGGTAAGAATTTAAAATGTGTAAAATAATTTATTTTATTTCTTAACGGGTCTTCAGCTTTATAATTTCTTCTTATAGATAAAACTTCTCTTGATGATGTATCAATTGTTATAATGTAAGGAAGTTTTATTCCTGTTGGGTTTTGTTCTGCATCTTTATCTTCAAATCCCTCTAAGTCTACTTCAGTGTGAAATTCTAGAATTGTAAACATTTGTTCGTCTCTAGTTTTTCTAGTTCCTTCTAACTCTCTTTCTTTTTTCTCTACTTCTGTTTCTTGATTGTAACCAGGTGTAATTTCTACATCTCTGTAAAAACCTGCTACTTGTTTTTTTCTTAAATCGTTTTCAGATATTTTTAAAACATGAATAACTGCATCTGCATCTTCTAAAGAAGTTGCAGTGTAGGGAACTATCAGATCATCTGCTGGAACAAATTTAGAAACGGCTCTGCCTAAAAGCTCATCGTAATAAACTTTCTTAAACGCAGAGCCGCTAAGAGGGAGATAAAAAAGTAACTGATCGAACTCGGGTTCATACTCTTTCATCACATTCATGAGTTG